TATAAATAGGAGTGTCGGCACGTGGAAGCGCATCAACGCCCGGTTCCCTATCGGGAAGTATGACAGGCGAAGTATCTCCTGCTATCAGATCAGATCCAACAGTAAGTACCTTTTGTAATCCCATAGCCTGCATCTTCGGATACGGGGTTCCGCCTTTCCATGCTTTTACAGCATTTTTCCAATCCTCACCCGACAAAAACTCATCAACCTGCTCTTCCGGGTGCTTAATAGATTTCTTTGCCTTCTGGACGATATTAGTAATCTGCTCCTCAAGACTGTTAGCATGGTCCTGAACGCCTTTGACATAATCAACGAGTTTCTTATCGCCAATTGTCATGGCTTTTTCGACCACAGCATCAAAGTCAGCCTTTAACTCCTCTATCTTTGCAGCATCGGCCTTTTTTTCCACAGCGGCCTTAAGCTCCTGATAGTTTTTGTCAGCGGCTTCGATGTGTTGTTTTAAATCTTTTTCATCCATTATTGTTAATATTATTGGTTAAACAATGTGCTGTGTTTCAAAGCAGTTTTTATCGGCTCTGCAAAGTGGTTGCCCGGCTTTGCGAGTGGTTTAAGAACTTTTTGAACGGCAGCTATTTTTATTTCAAGTTTTTCGAAATATTGATCTGTAAAATCACCTTTTTTCAGATTTTCGAGTTTTTCCAGTAGTTTCATTATTTGGTCCTTGTTTTTCATGTCAATGACATCTGTCATGGCATTTGCCCCCCAGCTGTTCAGCGAACTGACTTCTTCTAGTTTAAGTTGCTTTAAATGCTGTATTTTACCATTTTCTGTTTCCTCAAAAAATGATTCAATAATATCGTAACCAAATGAATGTTCAGTAATGGCCCCGGCTTTGTATTCTTCATATGTTTCTTTGCCCAATTGAGTACCAAGGATTAAACGTGATACAGCAACTCCGCCTTTTTCATCTTCATAAAGATCCTGTAAAACTCCAGGGGTCTGATCCCAGCGATGATTTTTAAAATGTCGTATTCTTTTTTTATTCGAGCTTTTCCAGTCAGATATTGTTTTAGCAAAGGCTCCCGGCTCAGTAATATCATTATCTAAATCAATATTGCTAAAAATAGAGAAATAGAACTTTACAAGGCCTTTATCATCAAGGTCCTTAACCTCTGCTGTTATTGATTTGGTAAACATAGCAGTATATTTTATTGATGTTTATTCATAAATTTCAGCACATTTGCAGTTAACAACATCGCCGACAGGGAGTGACGAGTCACCAGGGAATTGGGCATGACTGCCCCCTACACTGTAAGCATCACCCATATTACGCTTCTGTCCATGCAATCCGGGATATGCTACATGCCTCTCCTTCCCTTCTGGGTCCGGTATCCCGCTGGTTTGCCATATCTTATATTTTGCCCCCGCCCCTTGTGCTCCGAGATGTGAACCTTTATTTGATGCTGTAAGTATCTCGGTTTGTGCAATAACCCGGGACCTGGCTAATGTTGTCTTAACAAAATTATCTTTAAATTCACGCTGAATGATCCTGTTGGCCTCCTCAATGCCTATCCCTTGGGGGATTATCTGCGACTCTGCAATGTCCTTCATTATGTTCACTGCAACATCTTTAGTTGTACCCGTAATTGAAACAATCCTATCGCCAAGATACAACTTTACATAATTCAATAACTCCTGTTGCCATATATCGTCATATTCGGCTTTGCGGCTTTTACCTGTCATTCTATTCAGGGTATCATATGAGAAATCCATGCCTACAGATATATATAACTTCATAAACACATCCTCAATGGGTTGTTTGTCTATATTAATATCTATTTGACTAATAGGCTTTATCATCATCTGTTCTGTTATGGGCTGTATCTGCTTTTTGAGCGCATCTTGAAAATTATTAGTAAAAACAGGCACATAAGACGACCTGATTCTGTTTATCTGTTCCCACCTGGTCATATTGCCCTGAGATATTTATAATCATCAATGTTGTTATTTTTCAATATCTTCTCTGCCTCCTCGTCTGTCATTTTAACGGATTCTACTGGCATAATATTGAAAGGTAAATAGCTTTTATCAAGTTCTGCATTATCAACCCTGCCGAGGCCTAACTTTTCAAACATATCATTAGGTGGCAGTCCCCAACGGACAGCTGCCTCCAACCATGTAGCTAAATCCTTTTTGTCGTCCTGCAGCTCCGGAATCTGCGAATAATCTGGTACTAAAATCTCTTTTCCATATGCAGGTGCAATATCAATATTTATATGATTCAGTAAAAGATTCATATCTGGGATAAGACGATTAGTATAAACCATTTTACGGCTATCACTTAGATTCCAATGTTGCGCACCAGAGGGATCATTGAAGGCCACCGAGGGTATTCCCAATATATTACACAATGCCCTGAGTCCGTTTTGATTCATTTCTAAAATCTGCAAGTCTTTGAAATTACTAAATCCAATAGGTATCCATTTCATATCACCAACAGTCATAACAGGGTCACCAGCTGTGCGCCGGTACTTCTGATTTCCGTATTTACTGGCCCATGTTCTTTTTAGATTACTTTGTTGCTCCTCAATATCACCCATTGTAGCATCAATCTTTGTCAGAATGCCGGGAGGTATTCCTTTAGCCAGGGTGTCCGCAACAATCTGATATCCCTGGTTCTCTGCTTCAATTATTAATGCGGCCACTTTCAGTGGTGACATGCCCATGAAATTTGCCCCTTCAAGATATTGAAGGTTCGGCATACGTACATGGATGATATGTTCTGCAGGGATCCTTTCGGTGGTGTCTATATCTAAAACATATTCTTTTATAGGATCACGCCAACCGCCGGATATTATTTCCACGTGCTGAGTAGGTACCATATACATACCCGTTGGCATTATGCGCCCTGCCTGGTTGCCTCCTTGTAACCTAGGGGCATATATTATCGCATTTCCCGTTACTAAATAAAACGTATACCATAGCTTTGAAAACTCCTCCCAAATCTGGTAATTATTAGGCTTTATTATACGCTGTAAAATGTCGCTTTTTTCGATCTGCTCATCATTAATAACTGCCTTTATAGGTATTTGACTAAACATTGTGGAAAGTCGATCAATAAGAGCAAAGGTATCAGCATTTTTTTCGTATCCATCACTGATATAATCTTTCGTGTGATAATCTTTGCGCAAAGCAGTACCTGGGAGCACTTTATCTAAGATGGCCCTATAAAGCTGATTACTGGCATCAACTTCATCCATGAGCTGCTTAATCTCGGATAATGAAGGCCTGTTAAATATCCTCTCTATAAAACTCATGCCCAAATATTTGTATTAATATGCTTTAACATTAATTCCGTTAATCCCCAGACAAGAGCGTCAACCCTGTCGGGGGATTTCTCGCTTCCGGGATCCCAAGTCATCATCTGATTCTCTAATGCATCATGTATCCCTACATGGTGAATTTTCCCCTGTTCATACAGCGCCACCACGGGTTCAGCACGTATAACCTTGCCCCTGCTGGCACGCACTTCTTTGTAGTTAACCGAACTATCTACGCTTCTTATATTAGTCTCAACCAAATCACCGCCGTTATTTACTTCCGCCACCACCCTGTCTGCATTATAACGGTCATATGCAAACAGCCCTTTTTCTGCCCATTGCCTGGGAGTGTATATACCACTGTAATCGTTTAGAATGTATCCGTGATTATCTGATCCCATACCAGCAACTATAATACCCGTTTCATCACTCTTTTTCGTGGCCGTTACTGCGGGATCAATAGCAACAACGACACGCTTAAGGTCAGGGTGTTTTTTCACACGATAATTGTCAATTATTTCGCTGGTCCACAGCGCCCCTTCTATATCGTCAAGTATTTCCGCATGGATCTCTTGTCTTCCTATCCTGGTCCCTTCGTAGCGCTCCCGTATACTTTCAATAAACGATTCACTTAAATTATCCTTGTTCTCATAAGTGGCACCGCTGGTAACCACCGTCCCGGGGAATGACATTATTTTTTTCAAAATGTTCAGTCTCCTGGGAGTTGTCGTTATAAGTTTTTTCGTGTCACCCAAGCGCACCGACATGGAAATCATGTCCCACGCCCCTTCCGGATTATCCCATGAGGCGAACTCGTCAAACCACCCACGGTGCACTTCAATGCCCCTGATGCGGTCAGGCTCTTCAGCACTGCGGATATGACATACACAACCATTTTTCCACGTTAACCGTAACTTAGACGGTTCATAAACAGGGTAATTATTATGCGGTGCTGTTTTGAGTATTCCAGAAGGCCCTTCAATCATTATATCCCTTAGATCTGTTGCCGTTGCCCCCATAAGTAGCATTGACGGGACCTGATCGGACCATAAGCGTATCGTTTCAGATCCTGTCCGTGTTTTCCCAAAACCCCTGCCAGCTTTAATGATCCAGGTATCCCAGTCACCTGCCGGCTGTTGCTGGCTTTCCCTGCCAACATATTCCCAGCGGTGCGCTAACTCATCCACCATTGCTGCTAGCTCAGGTATTTTTTCCTTTTCTACCGATAAGTTTTTCAATTCTGCCAATGAGCTCATCAGTATTAATATTACTAAAATCGAACTTATCACCTTTGTTACTTAAATCTACATACTGTTGTGGCCTGCCATATCCCCTGTCGAATAATTCCTGTGCTGCGCGTACATCTCCTTTGTATGCTTTTTTCGCTAGAGCCTCGATAACTTTTTCTGTATCCACTCCCTTTGCAATAGCTTCCTTTATGTTAGGCAAAACCGGGGCACCTTTGCGATTTATCCGGGGATCATTTTTTTTAAATTGATAAGGTTTTCCGTCTTTATATATATCCTTTCGTGGCATTATAAGCTGTTATAAAGCTGTTATAAATAACCTATACTTATTTATCTAAATATCTACATATATACATATGAACATATCTAGATTTCTGTATATGTTAAAATTAATTGATTAAATATTTCATGGATCATAAAATCATATTTATTTTTTAACATATCTAGATAATTACATATGTTAAAGCTTAAAGTTTATATCCCTGGATTCTTTCCATTTTAAATCTCTTTCAAGATTTCTGACATAAAGGAACGCCCGGTCCCTGTATCCGATGGAGGGAATTCATTAGAATTATCCAGGTCACAGTTATAAACTTTAAAATTGGCTGCACTTGCCTCCATATTCCTTTGGTGTCGTTTCACCCTTTTTGATAAATAGTGGGGTGGCGAGAACTATCATATACAAATTTATAAAAAATAAATGGATATAAGTCAAATAATTTTATTAACAATTAGTATTTCGGTAATTCATATGGTTTGACCATAAATAATTTTTTTACCAAAAAACGACCCATAGTTCATAAGATGCTATTGTTAATATAAGTGGCATTATCGTGGTCCTATACCTTGCTGACTCAGCACCACCTGTTATGAGGCAAAAATATATTATCACTACAATTAGAACCAATACATGATTGAAATGATCCTGTATTGCAGATATCGCCCCTATTGCTGCCAGTGTATATATAGCCAGCAAATATGCAAGTTGCAAATAATTGCAGACAGTAAATTTTCTGATACTCCTGGGCCCTGGGATCAGACCTGTTTCGCTGGCGGACTGGGTATTATAAATTCTCTTACCGACAAGGTGTGTTGTGGTTTGCAGAATGTACTAATCTTTTCCAACACATCTTTTGTGAGTATTTCCCTGCATATATCTGCTGTTTCCATTTGGTTTTTTTCTGCAGCAGCATAATCAGCAGTAGCAGCAGCAGCACCAGCACCAGCACCATAATCAGCAGCAGCTGCATGAGTAGAAATTCTGTCGAGTTCATCCCTGCTTATTTCACCTCTGCCATAAGCCATTGCCCCATCAACATACCTTATGCTTCTTTTGTCTTTCATCAATTGCCTGACTGTATTGGCACAAAGACCCTTGGCAAGCGTTAACACCCTGTCATCAACATTGAGCGTTTTTGCCAGCCACAACATCCAGTCACCACGCGGACAGGCTTCCCATGCTTCTTTAAAGGTGCCAAACTGTTTGCGGAAATCAATCGCTTCCTCACAGGGCCTTTCACTAAGTCTTTCGATTTCTGTTTTCATGTTAATTGTATTGCTTTGTTGTGTGATCATTTTCTGGTGCCCCGAATATCAACGCAAGCAGTAGTACAATGACCATCAGGGGCAATCCTGCCACCAATATAATTGCTAACAGGATATAATATCCCGGGTCTTTTTTATCACGCCTGGTTTGTAATTCAAAAATCTGCTCTTTTGTTGGTTTCATATTATTACTTTAAGTTAGTAATTTGATCAAAACATCAGCATGGCAAGGTTTATTCAAAGGGCACCAGCATGCCAGGTCCTTGCCTATCAGTGGGGTAATATCCGGAGGTTGTGCGATAGCCATCCATCTGAATTCACCCTGTATCCACCTTTCATAAAGCTCAACCACGTCCGATTCGGTTAATCCTCCGGTAGCGCCCCATATAATCCAAGGGTTTATTTTACGCCCCATGATCATGGATCTATACTGAATCCAGCCATTTGTGGTTAGTCTGAAAGGATTGCCGTATTTTGTAGACCTGCCGACATAAACAGTATTTGTCGGCATTTTCCATCCTTTGGTTCGTTTTATCTGGATGCGTTTCATCTACTTGATCAATTCCAGTTTTGATTCATGTACCTGTCTGATTATTTTTTCCTTTCTCTCCCCAGGCAGAGGATACCTTACTGCAACCCACAGTTTGGATTTGTTTTTCATGCCTGCACTGTGAACTACCCATCAACTAAAGATTGATGGGCTTCCTGCTTCACGGTTCCAACTAATGTTGGCAACTCCACAGGCTCAACGGACAGTACCTGCCCTGAATAATCTTTGAGAGCGAACTTTTTGATATTACGTGCTGCCAAATGGTCTCGCTCATTAACCTTTCCACATTCACATTCCCAAACCCTATCAGACAGCTTCAAATCTTTGTTGATTTTACCGCATTCACAAGTTTTACTTGATGGCGCAAAACGACCAATACGAAGTATGTTCACTCCGTACCATTCAGCTTTATATTCAAGCATCCTATTGAACTCCGACCAATTTACATCTGATATTGATTGAGCAAGACAATGATTCTTCATCATATTTGACACACCGAGATTTTCTAAACATATCGTTTGGTTCTCA